CTGCCGACGCGCACATCGTCGCCGGCATTGCGGTCAATGTATTTCTTCGTGGTCTCAAACGACTTGTGTCGCGCCCGCTTCGAGATGAGCGCAGGGTTCTCATCAGCGTGCGCGGCGGCCGAGATCGGCGACGCGCGAAAGGCGCGGTGCGGGGCGATGCGCGATGTGTCCAGCCCCGCCCTTCTCGCCACGCGCTCGACGATCTCGTTGATGTAGTTGTCACGCGCCAACGGCACGCGCGAGAGTTTGCCGTAGGTGATCTTCACAAACACCGCACCGGCGATGATGCCCGACGCATCTAGCCAGACGCGCAACGCTCGATACCCGCACAACCCTGGATCGTCGATCCTTGGCACGGTGATGTATTCATTCGCCGCGCCGGTCTGGTCGGTCTTGGTCGCGCCCAGCCAGCAGCGCACGTAGTCGGCGTGCCACTCCATCGCCTCGACGCGCAGCTTTAACGGCTCGGCGCGGCGCATCCAGCCGGCGTAGGCCACGAGGATGAGCGCACGGTCGCGCTTGCCGATGAGCGAGTCGCCGCAGGCAACGCTCATGGCGCGCAGGTCTTCGAGGTTGATGGTTGGCTTGACGTGCGGCGCGGTGCGTCCCTCGTCGGCAAGCGTGCGAATGAGGCCGCCATACATTTTCACCAGTTCGGCATCATCGAACGGATTTGAGTAGCCGGCGTTGAGGTGATGCCACTTGATTGCGGCCCGCGCGATGTCGATGGTTGAGCGCTGTTTGCCTCGGTCGTAGAGATGCTCCATGTAGGCGCTGAGCGTCACGGCCTCAGCCGGCAGCGCCGGCAGTCCGTTCTTCTTGCACCACATCTCAAAGGTGTGCCACTGAGACACATACGTCTTGCGCGTGTTGGCGCTCATCTCGTTGGCCTTGAACCTCGCGTAGTTGGCGCGCAGGCGTTGCGGGTCGATGCGCTCGGATGTGAGCGCGCCGGCGGGATCAGTTTTAACGAGTGATTGGTTCATTTATCTGGACTTAAATTAAACAAAACTCAAGCCGCGAATAGCGCCGGCTGCATCCGGCGTGCTCGGTGATACCTGGCGCGCTCGTCGTGGTCTGACGCCCTGTGAATCAGTCGATGCTCGTGCGGTTGAAGGCCACGCAGCGGGCGCATATACGTTTGCAGTCCGCGCTCGTTGGTGCGCATCAACCTGAAATTCGCGGCGCGATACAGCACGCCGCGATGTGTCGAACTGTCGCAGTAGCTGATGCACTCGCGCAGCGCATACGGCTCTTCGAGAAAGCACGGCGGGTGCGTGATGAGGTAATCCACCACGACACGCTTCAGCGCAAGCGATATCGCCTGCGTCGCGGCGTTGTGAATCTCTTCGCTGCCGCCGGCTTGGATGCGTGGATCGAGCCACACGCGTGCCAAGTTGATGATCTCCCAGCGCGTGAGGCGTGCGCGACCGGCCTGCACATCTTCGACCGATCCATACCAGCCGTTGCAGCGCGTCGACTCTGGCCGGCCAAAGCCGAGCGCGCCACGCCGCTCACCGTCGACGAGGACGATGTAGACGATGGGCCGGCAGCGCGGGTCGATGCGCGAGTGCAGGTAGTGATGCTCGATCCATTGTTCCTCGCACCACGCACGAGTTTGCCCGATTGCCAGTTCAACTCTCAACATCGCCCTACCCCAGTCGCAAACTGCGCTTCGCGTTCTCATACTCGGCAAACAGTCGCGCACGTCTCGCGTGCGGCTTCGGCCACACGATTGCATCCGCAGCCGCAACAAAACGACGGATGGCGTCGCTGTTGGTTGTGTTGTGCGTGACTGTGCGATGAGCGCGACCAGTGTTGCCGCAGTACGCACACGGGCGCTTGCCACCGAAGTGCCAGCAATCACCCTCACCGCACATGCACTTTTCTGCCCGCACACACGGGCAGTTGTATGGATCGTGCTTTGTCATCACTCACTCCCCGCCGGCTCATCGTTGGCATTCGCGATTCTCAACAACACATCGGCGTGGCACGTTTCACCGAGTTTGCACCAGCAGGCGAGATCGTGACCGCGCAACTCGCGCCGCGCAGCTTGCGCCACTTCGCGCCCTTCCGGTGTGTGCGTCAGCCAGTATTCATACAATTCCACCACGCTCAGGAAGGGATGAGACCTAATCGGGTTTCCCCACTTCGTCGGACGGCCTACGTAGATCGTGTTCGGCGGCATTCGCCAGCCGCGTGTGCGCTTGCGCTGGATTCGTTTTGGCATCACTCCCCTTGCGGCGCCCGCGATGAGCCGGCCAGAATTGCATCAATTGTGCGCAATAGCTCGCCCGCGCAATGGCGCAACGTCTCAGCCTCGCCCTGACGGGACGATGCATCGTAATGGTCGGCCAGCGCAAGCCAGCTTTGCGTCATCATATTGATGGCGATTTGAAACTTCTTTTGCTTGCGCAGTGCGTTGCGCAATTCGGATTCGAGATTGAAAACGTATTCGTCGTCAGTCATATTTACTCACTCCTTCGCCGGCTCATCGCCGGCCAGTGCTGCACGCGCAATCTCATATCCATCACCGGAGAAATCGAATTTTCTCTCCCAAACTGCCCCATCATCCAAATAGCGCCAGCGCCCTGTGTCGGCATAGATGCGCAGCGCCGCTTCCAACTCCGCGATGCGTTTCTGCGCTGCGGCGAGTTGGGCATCAAGTGCATCTGCGGCACGCACCAAATTGATGCGAGCGGTTGTGTTGTGCGCCAGCATTGTGTCGATGATTTCATCATTGCTGTTGATGCGCGCAGTAGCGTGCGCTTTCGCGGTGCGTTCAAACTGCTGGATTTGTTCATCAATGCTGCTCATCGTCTATCTCCCCGCCGGCAGGCCGGCCAGAATGGCCTCGGCGATGACAGCCGAGGCGGTGTCATCTCGCACCATGTTTCCATCGAAGAGCAGGGACTTGTATCCTGCGACCGTGGCCGCGTTGACCTTGCGATAATCTCGCGCTATCCCTGCTCCAGTGGAATGACCACCCTTGACCCATGTCCCACCATTGACCTCGATCAATAGCTTGATCTGTGGGTAGGCAAAGTCCCAGACGAAGGGCAAGCCTTCGATCTGGAAGGGGCGGACGAATCCGCCAAGGCCGCTCTCAACGAGCTTCTCTTCAAGAAGGTTTTCGAGCTCGATGGTCTTCGTCGATTTCTTTGCCATCACTTGCCACCCATATCGAAGAGCATCGGTGTAGCCACGATCTTCTTCGTGGTCTTCTCGGCCTTGGCCTTCACCGCCACCGACGGATACTCGGTCGCAACATCGCCGAAGACGGGTCGAGCCCCTTCGGCGTCTGGCTCTGGCAACTCGACCGGCGCACGCCACCCATAGATGATCTCGCCGTTGGCGACTGCGCAGCCGACGAAGGTGTCGAAGGCCTGGCGTCGCGTCCTGATCTCGTCAGGCTTGGGCACGACTGCCAGATGCTTCGAAGGTTTGAGCTCGTCGGCGACAACCAAGTCCGGCAATTCGCCAGTCGGCTGTCGTTGGTCGGTAATCCTGAACGTCAGAAACATTTTGCTCATCTTGTGTCTCCTTGCATCGCGGGAGAGCAGGGCGATAATCCTCGCTCTCCCGTTGATGAACTAATTTGCATCTTCGACTGTTTGCCACCCCCAACGGGTGGTTTGCGCACTTGGCGCGCCGGCTTGAGATGGCGCGGGGAGATGAGCATGACGCCGGCGTTCGGCGCGTCGAAGCGCACGGCGGCCTTCACGTAGCCATCTGATGTGATCTCTTCGATCACTGCGGTGTTGCCACGCGCCTTGTCGAAGTCGAACACGACTAGGCCATTCACCACCAGCCGCGCGCGCTGCATCTTGGTTACGCGGACGCGCTGTCCGACACGGAGCGTTATCATCGCGCCACGCCCTCCCCTGCCAACTCCGCCGATGGTGCAGCCAGCACCGCGCGCAATTCCGCAGACGCCTTCGGGTTGGTCGGCTGCGGCTTGTTGTTCACCCGCGCCGGCTTGAGCCAGATGAAGAGCGCATACTTCTGGCCGGCGCTCAATTCGTCGAATTTCGCCCGGTCAAACACGGCCTTGCAAAACGCCTGCCGCGCAGCCTCGCTGCCTGCGATGTATTCGAGCGCGCCGACGGTGTCGTAGCATTGCGCATTGCTCATCGCGCGACTGGCGCTCTTGCTGGCTGCATCGCGCAAATGGCTGACGACTTGCTGCGCAGCAACGCCGGCAATGGGCTGCTGTTGTGCGGGTGATTGCGTCATCGCCTGCTCACCCTGCCGCGCGGCGATGAGATTGTTGATTGTGCCGATGCGCATCTCTATCACGTCCAGCGCGGCACCGGTAGTCTCGTAGAACTCCGCCGGCACTTCGACGCCGGTCTCTTTCGCGTCGGCAAGCGCCATCACCAGCTTGTCGATGAGTGCCTGCATCGCGGCAGATGCGGCGGCATCAACCAATTGTGTGAGACGCGCGATTTTGTCTTTGACGCTGGCGATGGTATCGGCGTCATAGAGGCCGAGTTCCGTCGGCACGCTGCCGAACTTCGCCGCCTGGTCGTGCCAGTGCAGCCAGTCCTTTCGCAATTCGGCGGGGATTTCAATTCGTGCAGGTTTCGGCTCTATAACCTGCTGCGATGCAGGTGGATGCGAGGCTGGCTGCTGCGCAACCATGCGCTCGCCCAGCGTTGCAACGGGCGGGTTGAGCGCCGGCGCTTTCATTTCCGGCGCGTGCTTGAGGGCCTGCTCGGCCTTGCGCCCGATGGGTTCGGCATTGCCGATCTCGCGGAACTCAATCAGGCGCTTGTAGTGCGGCGTGCCGTCGGCACTCTTGCCGTCGCCGCGACTGAACCAGATTTCCGAGCCGAACTTGTCGTTGGTGCGGCGCGTATACACGCGCCCGTCGTTCATCGAAAACACCTGCGACACGCCGAACTCATCGCCGGCGAAAACGCGGCAGTTGATCTGCGCCCAGTCGAACGTTTTGTATGCGCCGATGGGCAGCGTGATGGCGTCCATCTCCGCCGGTTTCGCCGCCTCAAGCGCGACGGCAATGCGATTCAGGACGCCGAGCATTGCATCGAATTGTGTTGAGTCCATTTCTCTTTCTCCCTGTAGTGTGCCGGCGCGTGAATGGTTGGGGGATAAGCACCATCCGCGCGCCGGCGCATCGCATCAGCGCGATTGCCAACCTGATGCACCTTCCACGCCGACTGAGGTCGCCGGCGGACAATCACAAACCCTGAGCGCCTGCGCATACAGCGCAGACTCTTCGTTCACAGATTCGTCGATCATGGATTCGGCAGCCAGGCGAAACGCCGGGTCGACTATCCGCACGATGCCCTCGACGGCGCAGGCCATCTCGCAAAGATCAGGCATCGACGTGCGAAACATCTCGACAGCAACATGCTCCAGCGCGCAGGTGAGTGTCGCAACCGATTGCGTCTGCGCGGCGATCCGCGCGCGCAGTGCGGGTTCAAACGTGGCGATCTGGCGCTCGCGGCGATACATGAAGCGCGAGAGTGCAGCCAGATCGTCAAGAGGCATCCAACCCACCCCGCCGGCGATGCGGACGCCGGCTTCGTGTGATTGCCGGCTCGTGGCTACGTAGGCGTTGAAAATGGTGAGTGTGTTCATCGGCGCACCTCGGGCAGATACGCGCGCGGCTGGATGCAGTTCGTCGCCGGCAGCACCGGCGCGCTGATGTAGCAGACAGGTTCGACAATCGTCTGTCCATGCGCCCTCCCCTCGCTGGTGGCGACCAGGGCGGCCACCACCAGCAACACAAGGAGGAGAGAAAGAATCACCGTGCGCTTGCTCAGGGCGCGCCGGCGGACAGGGATTGACGATAGCGTGCCAGCGCGAGCCAGCCGCTTCGGGTCAATCGTCCGCATGGGTGATCCCGCACGAATGACAGTTTTCATCGTGGGCGCGTTGCCGGCATGATCGGGATGCCGGCGGTAGATGATCTTCGGCATATCAGTCATGGATGCACCATTCCTGACGCCGCCAGCACGCCGGCGACAATCATCGCGCCCATGCACGCAATCACAATCAATTCCAGCATTGCGCCGGTCAGCACAACGGTGATTCCGCGCTGTCGCTTCGCCTGCCGATGAGCCGCGCGCTTGCAGTTGCGCGCAATCAGTTCATCCGCGGCTTTCTGCGAGCCGGCGATGTGTCCCTGCCCGTCGCGGTTTGCATCGCTCGGAAACTGGATCATGCGACCACCTCCGCCGGCGCTGCGACAAACACAGTCGCACTGCGCCCACTCGCGGTTTTGCGCGTGTTCGTGGTGCGCAAGATCAAACCCAGCTTCTCCAACTCGATGCGGCGAGGGCGCTGCGTCGATGGGTTCATTTTGAGTTCGGTCTGCATCTCTTCGTCGGTTGCGCCGGCGTCACCGCAGGTGCGCACGTAGGCCAGCACCTGAGCGCGCAGCGTGCCGGCGGACGGCTCGATGAGCGCGGCAGCCTGCTGTGAGGTGATGCTGTCGCGTTGCGCCGGTGGGTGCGGCACAGCAAAGGTGATTTGCACGCCTTCGATGCTGGTCATCGCCGGCCTCCGTCGCGCGGGCCGCGCGAATGCTCATCGAATGTGATGCCACGTCGGCGGAAGTCTTCATACGACTTAGCAATGGCTTCGTCCGTGACGTGGACAAACCATCTCCACATGCGCGGCATCGCAAAGATAAAAAATAGCAGGACGGCAGCGATCAAAATGCCGGTGGTGAGGCTCATAGCTCCACCTCCCCACCGGCAGCATCACCAACGAACATCTGCCGGATCGCCGGCAGAATCGCATCGTGGTGGGCGCGATTCATGCGGTGAATGAACACACGCGCCGGCGGGATGTCTTCGCGCTCACCTGGACGACGCACATGCAGCGTGATGCAGTGCTTGTAGCTGTTGCGCTTCAGATCGTCGCGATTGCTGCTCACGTCGATCATGTAGCCGGCGTTGAGCGCGTCGGCGATTGCCGCGTTCAGTGCGACCAGCGCATCGCTGCGCTGCGCGTCGGTGGTCGCCCAGTTCACGCGGTAGGCGGCCTCGCCGATGCGCTCGGTGAGCGTCGGGCCGTCCTTGCGCACCAGCACGGTGCCGGCGTGGGCGCGCGCGACGAGTGACGCCGGCGTTCCGAGGTCGGAGAATTTCCATCGGCGGCGATAGGTCGTCATGCAGCACCTCCGCACGCTGTCCCGCCTACCCGCACGAGCGTCTGATGCGTGCGGGTGCGGGTGCTGTGGATTGCGCGGATGAGTGCGGCTGCGCCGGCGGATTGCATCGCGCTCATCCGCTCGCGCTGGCATTTGCGCTGGAGCGCGTCGATCTCGGCGCGCTGCACAGCAATGAGTTCGTGAAGCTCAACGTTTTCCTGAATGAGGTTGGCGTTTTCAGTCGCGAGACCCTCGTTGACGGCAAGCGCATTTTCGAGCGCCTTCTCGCCGAGGTGGAGTTGGCCGCGATACCAATCGATGCCGGACTGGAGATTGCCGGTGTTGGCCGAAGCCGGCGACAGGCGTCGCGTCTGCCATTCGCGCTCGGTGCCGGGGTTTTCGCCGCCGTTCAACCACGCGACGCGCGCGGCAGCGTATTCGCGGGTTGTGCAGTCGCATTCGGGGTGCCATTCACCGCGCTCGTCGCGGTGGCCGGTCGTCCACAGTCGATCTTCGGGAGAGTGGATATATGAAAACATTCTGTCCTCGTGTTGCCCACCCTGCCAGTGTCCTATGCCGGCAGGGTGAGGTAAATCTATTCCTTACTGCGGTCAGGATGATAGCAAAAACGTAACGCGCTGTCAAGAGTCAAAATAAAACTGACTTAGGACAGTAGATATAGCATTCACTACATGGCAGCACGCATAGATGAAGCGCGCAACGCAGCGTTCTTGGAATCATTCGACAGAGAGGTAGCCAGTCGCAATCTCAATCCCGAAAAAGTGGCGGAAATAGGCGGGTTCGACTCGTCGTCCATCACCCACATTCGCAAAAACAGGAAGAACGTTGGATTGATATTGATGCGCAAGATAGCGAATGCGCTCGACCTTGATAAAAACTATGTTGCTGCCTGGGCATCCACATCACATGACACATCAGGGCAATACGATGACGAAATCGAGAAAGACATTCAAAAAATCAAACAGCTCTACAAACGCATGTCACCAGGAGCTCGCGACCAATATCTCCGCATTGGACAGATTCTCCTCACAGATACAGTCCAGATTGAAAGAAGCGCGCCTAGAACTCGCGCTCGCAAGGCTCGCGCGTAAACCACAGGTGCTTTATTTGTTTCGACTGATTGGTGAAGGGCATCCATTTGAGTTGGACGAAACCGGCCGGCTTTGGGTTTACGTAGACTGAATCGGGGGTTGTCGTGAAGCGAATCGTTTCTCTCTTTGCACTGGTGATTTTCTGCGCCAGTATGATCGTCACTGCGGCATGGCCGGCAAACGCTGACGGCGGCGCGCCTGTTGTGTATTTGCCAATCGTGCGGCGTGACGCAACGCCGGCGCCAAGCGCGTCGCCCACGTCGATTGTGCCGCCGGCTTCGACACTCACACCAACGCCACAACCAACCATCACTCCGCAGCCGACAACACCATCACAGCCGCCCAATCCGCCCGGCGGCATTCCGTGGTGTCCGGGCAGCACCGGCACAACGCGCGTAGGCGCGATCTGCAACGACGGCACCAGCAGCACGGCAACGGGAAGCGGGGCGTGCAGCCGGCACGGTGGTGTGAGTTGCTGGATCGGGAGATAGCGCAGCACATCATCAAAGATCAAGATGCAACCACAATTACCTGTCCCGGGACTGCCTCCAGAAACGTTCTACATCAACTTCCACGACGCCATTGATGATGTTCGCGTGCGCGCCATCATGGACGTATGCACCAACATCATTCAACAGGCGAATCCTAAGCATCTGTATTTCGCGCTGTCGTCGCCCGGGGGTTCAGTAGCCGCCGGCGTGGCGTTATATTCGTTTCTGCGTAGCTTGCCGGTAAAGTTGACGATGCACAACATTGGCGCCGTTGATTCAATTGCGACGGCGGTGTTCATGGCAGCAGATACGAGACGCGCATGTGCACACTCCAGTTTTCTGTTTCACGGAGTGGCGATGACATTCATGCAAAACACGCCGCTGACGACGATGCAAATGCGCGAGATGATGAGCAGTCTTGCGCAGGATGAAAGCAAAATCGCCCAGATCATCACCGAGCGATCATCCATCACTGCGCCGGAAATTCAGGAGTTGTTCCGACAGGGAGAGGCCAAGTCCCCCGGGTATGCACTGGACAAAGGCATCGTTCACGAGGTATGTGACTTCAATATTCCGCCGGGCGCTCCCATCGTGAACATCAACGTTATACAGCGGTGACGGTGCCAAATCGTCAGGGTTAACACTGCCGGCAAAGTTCATTTTGCTTGGCGGTGTTGCGGCCGTAAAACGCACAAGTGCCATCGGGATGTGAGCCATTAAGACAGTCTAGCACAGCACATCTGTTCGGCAATATCCATCACCATGAACACCTACAAGCCACTCGTTTTTATCGCTCTCATCGCATCCATCGCACTGGTCGCCTGCACCATACCCGCCGGCCTGGCCGGCCAAACGAAAGACCCCAGCATATGCAGCAAGGCCGAGGTGCAGCAATACACCGACGCGGTAAAAAGCGCGACACAGCGATTTGACGACTCGCTGCAACTCGCAAACAACACGGCGCGCATTGCGCTTGCGCCCATCGTGCGCGACATGCAGGCCATCCGGCGCGAGACAGAAGCCATCACGGTGCCGGTCTGCGCGACGAAGGCGAAGGGCGCGTTGATCAACTACATGGACGCAGCGATCAACGCCTTCATCGCGTTCATGGCGCAGAAGCCAAATTCAGAGATACAGTCGTTGATGAATCTGGTGTCGGCGAGTAAAACCGTATACGAATCGACCGTGCTTGCGCTCAACTACGTTGCACCCACGCCGACACCATAGCCTCACCCGCATCCCTCGTCAGGATTTCAAGCCCCGCCCTCACCGGCGGGGCTTTTTTACTCTTGACAAAAAATCAATAGTCAATAATATCCTGACTGAGTTAAGGAGGTCAAATGCCAAAACCAGCTGAGAAAGTGAAAAAGCGCATGATCTACCGGCGCGGCGCGTATGCGCCCGGTCGGTACGTGCGCTTCGAGGAGAAGACCGACCCGCGCGTGGTGGCGCTGTCGGAAGAGACCGGCGTCGAGGTCGCGGAGATCGTGCGCATCGCCGTCGATGACCTGCTCGACAACCGCGAGTTGGTCAGGGCGCTGAAGGCGCTGGTGAAAGAGAAAGCCCCAAAAGCGCCGCCGGCGTTGCAGAAAGCACAGCACCCAGCAACGCACTACGTGCCGCTGGCCGAACTCGGAGTGGCGCAGTAAGCCGGAAATATGGGAAAAAGAATCGAACCCCGTAGCCTTTGGCGGGTCTTGGGGTTCGGTAGGACTGCCGGACGCAGCGGACAGATGCTGGCGACCGACGCAACAAATTGTAATGATGTTGCGCTTCGTGTCAATAGTCTGCCCCTGCAATAGCAGGATATGAGCAAACTACTAATTGACGAAACCCCATTGCAATTTCTTCCATCGCTGGCAATTGCACTGGGCGGAGAACGGCCGGCGATAGCATTGCAGCAATTGCATTACATGCTTTCAACGCCGCGCATGAGCGAGACGCACAATAGCCGGCGATGGGTGCGCGCGTCGTATTCGCAGTGGCATGATGAGTTCTTCCCGTGCTGGAGCGAGCAGATCATCAGGCGCGTCTTCACCGACCTGCGCAATCGCGGCGTGGTGATCTATGCGCAGCACGAGATCACATCTGGTGACGCGACCGGCTACGTGAGCATCGACTACGAAGCCCTCGAAAGCCTGCCCCACGTTGCACTTTCTGCGACGTGTTTTGTGTCCGACCATGTGTTGGATTCTGACACATCCCATGTGTCAGGTTTTCCAGTAGACCATGTGTTGGATTCCGACACATCTACTATTAGGAAAAAAGAGAGAGGAAAAAGAAAGCAGCAGAAGCAACTGCAACCCGACTCCTGCAACCCCCGCGCTGCGCCTAACACGCCCCGCGCCCGCCGGCGCAAGTCCGCTCCCCCATCGGAACCACATCCCATCACAGATGCCATGCTCAATCATTTCGCGGTGAAGGCGCATCGGGAAATCATGGGTGTCTTGCTCGATGCGTTTTGCATGGAGCAGATCATCGCCAAGGCGACCGACGAGACGACCTGGCGTGAGTTTCTCACCGACTGGCGACTGCATCCGAACTGGAATCGCGACAACATTGCCGCCCAGCTAGATCGTTACAGCCGCTGGTCAGAGATCAAGACGAAAACCGCTCCGCCGTCCAAGTCCACCCCACCTGCGGCAAACAACGACGCCGGTGGCGCGCTTTCCGGCGCGGCAAAGATCGCGAAGGAAACTTTTGATCGTCAGCAAAGCGGCTATGCACAGGCGCTGGAGTTCCTCAATCGCAAAAATGTTCAGCAGGAGGGGGCAGCGTATGGCGTCGCCTGAACATGTTATCCAGATCGTCACGGTGCTGGATGCGATGTATCCAAAAGACGTGGCTTTCCTGACCCAGCCGCAAATTGCCGCACGTGCCGCGACCTATGCGCGACTGCTCGCCGACATTGACGGCGACACGCTCAATCTGGCCGTTGACCAATACATCGCCGGCGGCACGGCATATCCGACCGTGAAGCAACTGCGCGATGCGGCGCTGGGCCTTGCGCAGGCTGCCGACGATGCGCCTGATGCCGCGAATGCGTGGCGGATGGCGTGCAGCGCGGTCGAGCCGTGGATGGACGGCTGGCAATACAAAGCCGGCGCGCGCGAGAAGTTGCATCCGCGCGTCGCGAAGGCCATTGAACTCTACGATGGCCGGCGCATCGCTGCGCGCGAAGAGCAAAACGCCGGCACAGACTTCGCGCAGTGGCGCGGGTTGTATGAATCTCTTGCGCATCGCGCCGACGAGCAGGCGCGCTGGTTGCCGCAGGCGCGTGAGCGCATCGCGCAGATGCGTGCCGAGATCGAAGCCGCGAAGCCTGCGCAGATCGAAGCGCCAGATGATGTCGAGTTAGATAGCCCGCGCCGGCGGGATGCGGCACTTGAAGTACTGCGCGAGCGAAATTACGAGCGCATCAACAACCCACGCCAGCCGATGCGCATCAGCGACATGCTCGGCGCGAGTGCGCCGCAGTTGACGAAAGATCAACTCGACCGACGTGCCTATGCCGCGCGCTTGATGGCGCGACGCGATGTGCTCCGCGATGCGTTGCGCGGCGAGGCAAATGAAACGAAGCGCCGCGCGCTTGAGATTCAAATCGATGGCATCACGCGCACGGTTGCACAGTATGAATCGCAGTGTGGTGCGCTGGAGGTGCCGGCGTGACCACACACGTTCTCGCCCGCCTCGCGCCCGCAGCGACAACGCGCCGGATGCAAGTGCTGGCATATATCCGCCGGCACATCCTGCAGCGATGCAACATGCCGACCTTGCGGGACATCATCGCGCACACGCCAGTGACCAGTTTGTGCACCGCTCGTAACGACGTGCGCTGGTTAATCGACACGGGCATGTTGGTGCAGACGAACCAGTCGCCGCTGGAGTTCACGCTGCCCGAACTGCGAAAGGCGGCGCTGGAGTTGGCCGGCGCCGGCGAGATGCACGCCGGCCAACGCGAGGTGCAGCCATGACAACACGGCATCACACGGTGCGTCGCACCAGCCATCGCTCAGCGCGCGATCACTACAAAACCGCTTCGCAGGTGCGCGCGGCGCACATGGAGCTGGCTGCGAGCGCGGCGCGCGCATTCAGCGTGACGCTTTCGTTTCCCGCTGGCGAACTCATGCAGAACCGCGCCACTGGCCGGCACTGGGGCTACACGCACGCGGCCAAAGTCGCGCAGCGCGACGAGGCGTATTTGCTGGCGCGGCAGGCCATCGTCGAATCGGGTTTCGAAGCGCGAACAGGCGCGCGGTATCGCGTGTCGATGGTGTTCTGCCCACCCGATGGCCGCCGGCGCGATGTGAGCAATCTGCACGCCGCGATGAAGGCGGCGCTGGACGGCATTGCGCTGGCGATGGAGATCGACGACAGCGCCTTTGTGGAGCATGAGCAACGGCTCGGCTCGTTGCACTACGGCGGTCGCGTCGTGGTGCGCGTGGAGGAAGTGCGATGAACCCCAACGATTTTGCGAGTGTGTTCATGCTGACCGCCGGCGCGATGCTGTTCGTTGGCGGCGTGAGCGGGTTTGTGCTGGGACGATTCCTGTGGTGGTTCAACGACCGGCAAGGAGACCAGCAGGGAGACCGGCGAGGAGGTGATCGCAAGAAACAAAGCAAGTGAGGCCGGCGCGCAAACGCCGGCCAGCGCGGGAAGGAGTTAGCCAACCGCGCCGGAACGAGATTCTAAGTGAGATTGTCCATTTTGAAAAAGGAGTTAGACATGCAGAACGTATATCGTGTGATCGGGCTGGCGATGCTTCTCATCGCGGCCATGCTGTTGCTGGCCGGCTGCGGCGGCGATGGCAGCAGCGGCGCTGACAGCTTGCGCGCAACCGCACAGGCCGCCGGTGTGGGCGTGCCACCCGCCGAGGGTGGTGCGCCGGCAGAATTACCGACCGCACAGGCCACGCCGCCGCCCACCCTCGCGCCGCAGCCGGTTGAAGTGACGCGCATCGTTGAGGTGACACAGCCGGCGCAGGTGATCGAAGTGACGCGCGTCATTGAGATCGTGACAACCCCGACGCCTGACATTGCCGGCTTTCAGGATTCCGGCACCGATGAAAGCGTCCAACCCTGCCCCATCAAATTTTGGCGCAATGGCCGATGTGTTGCAAATAGCGCAACAGTCGAAGCGTATGCGAGCGAGGTGAAATGATGAGCGAGGAAACCAAAAACCAATTGGTCAAAGCCGGCGCGGCGGTCGCAACCATCCTCGCAGTCGTCTTGGGCGTGGTGTGCTTCGTTGGTGCAGTCGCCTACGCGAGTTATTCCGTCTTCCACCTGTTTGCCGAAGTCGTGCGTGTCACGCCCTTCGAGGCCGGCGCGGCTGCCCTTTCTAGTGTCGGGCTGGCAGTCGCAAGTCTGTTCGTCATCGTGAGCAGCCGGCACAACTACAACTTGCGTGCAATGGCCGCGATTGTGCTGTTGTTCAGCGTGCTGATTACCCTGCCCCTCGTGGCCGTTGATGCCAGCCTGCGCAGCGCCATTCTGACCAATGTTGACGCGCTGATTAACATTGGGCGCGTGATCGCGGCCATCCTGCCGGCGCTGGCACTGGCCGCAGTCGTGGCGCTGGTGCTATCCATGAACGACACCACCCCACACAAGAGCGCAGCCGCAGCCATCGCCAAATACGTGGGCTTTGCCGCGAAGTTCGTCGCCATCGGCGCAAGCATTTTTGCAAGCGCCTACTTCGGCATGAGTCGCGGGATTGACCCCATCTTGGCCGTGCTGTGCGGCGCGTTGTTGGAGTCGGCGTTCCTGTGGAGCTACTTTGCACTGAAGAAGTCCCGCGAAGCGCAGGACGGCTTCGATGTGGCGCTGTGGTCGGTGGCCGTTCTGACCTTCGGCGCGTTCATCGCCGCCGTGAGTGTGGAAACCGTCTCGTCGCTGGCGAGGATCGAAGTGCCGATTGTGGCGGCGTTGGGTGAAGTCGGCGCGAGTCTCTACGTGTCAGCGGTCGGCCTGTCGCTGGTGTTGACAGTCGTCACTCACCTACTGACGCAGGCCATAGACGTGCCGACCGACGGATCGGCGCACACGATCAAACAGCCGGCGGCCTCGCGTATCGCAAACGCCATTCGCGGCGCGAAGGCTGGCGCTGGTGAAGTGCGCGCCGCCCTCAAGGGCAACACCGCGCCGGCGCTGCCTGCACCGGCCACGCTCGGCAGTGAGGGCGTCACGCCGGCGACGATGAGGTTCGTTGCAGCGCGCATATTCATTTACAACGGCGAACCCGCCTACGACGAAGGCGGCGAGATTACTGCGAAAGGCACGCTGATCGGCGAAGTCGGAATGAAGGCGTTCTACAACGCCGGCGATCGATGCACGAACTTGCGCATCTGGTTGTTCGACAAAGCTCTGATGCAGAGCGTGCAGACTCCCGTCGTCGCCGTCCTCGACAAGCCCTTCACCCTCGCAGCGAAAACGATGACCGCCGAGATGGTTACTGAGGATTTTCGACGCGACGCCGATGGCACGATTACCTATGCGCGCGTTGCTGTCAGCATCGTCACCACCCTGACGGATGACGACATAATGCCAGTGATGGCAGATAGTCAGCGCAGCGAAACCGGCGTGCCATATGACACGACCGGCGAAGTGGCGCGCGAGGATTGGCCGACTGACGAGGAACGCCGGCGCGTGCTGGCAGAGTTGCAGCGCAAGCGCGATGGGGTGGACGCAAAAAAATAGGCGCGCCGGCGATGGTGAATGGCGTTTCTGGCACACCTGAAAACGATGTGCCAGAAACGGCTTCGCCGGCGGATGATCGCGACGAAAATGATGTTTCTGGCACATCAGGCGAGAATGCAGAAAACCCAGCAAATTTCCCTTTCTGGCACGTGCCAGAAGGCAATCCGGCACGTGCCGGAAACAATGTGCCAGAAAGTGCGGATGACGATGTGCCAGAAAGTGAGGCGGTCTATGTGCCAGAACTTGGCCCAGGGTGGCGCATCGAAGTAACTAACCGAGGGCTATACTGGCAGTGGCGCAAGGGTTCTCACGGTAACCGCCTGTCCCGAAAAGGTGGCAAGTTTCTAAATCTGAGCGAGGAGCGAAAACAGGCATATGAGCAAAACAGACGACAAGACCATAACAGAAAGCAGCAAGCGAAAGGGCGTGGCCGTCAGTAAGTCGGAGGCGCTCGACTTGCTGCAATCTGCTATCTGGCACTGCCAGCAAAACGGTATTGCGGTTCAGTATGTCAACAAGAACGGGGCGCTGTGGTTGAAGGTGCCAGAAGCTGAATTGAGCGCCGACGGCATTCGACCGATTGCGCAACCCGCGCCGGCGGCACAGCCGGCATAGCCCCAGAATGAACAGAAACGCCCAAACCCTCGTCCTACTCAAAACCAACGCCCTGTGGGGCGCTTTTCAAAGCCGGCCATGCGCCGGCTTTTTTGTTGCCGAGTGGGTTGAATTGCCTACAACCTTCGTCGGATATTTGCCCACAATCATGTCGGACTCTATGCAGAACAACCGTTCTAAGCGACAATCAGCACAGCGTTGGCGGGTTCATAGGACTCCTCCTTCTCTTTGGGGACGCGGTGGGACAGACCGTGATGCTGCGCAAGTGGGCAGCATCACGGCACCGCGCAACCAGCATCAATGACAAACGCGCAGCAGCCGATCACATCGATTACATATCCTCAAAACATCGTCGTGCTCGACGTGGTCGAACACGGTCTTGTGTTGAATCTCCTGCGCGCGATTCGCGAGTTGCGAGCGGTGCGGCGCAGCATCTTCATTGATTTCACGCGCGCATGGATCGCAGTGCGACTGAAGCCGCGCGGCAGTGACAAGACCTACAAATACGAGTTTGATCCTGGCGCATTCGTGGTGCGGGATCAAAATGATCCGTGAGTGGCAATAGATCAGGCATATAATTCCGATTACAACTAAACACCGGCCAGCAAACCAGCGGCGGCATTTCATATGAAATGCCGCCGCTTTGCTTTTCCGGCTTGAGATCGAACCGACATCGCATGACGACATATCACCTCATCACCGCAACGCTGCTCGTTGAGCAACGCGAGCAGGGCGACCAATTGGTCGCGCGGCGCGAGGCAGAGATTGCGCTTGAGCAGGCGTGTGCGGCAATCACCGCAGCAAGCCGGCGCAGGGCCGTTGTGCGAGCCACCGTTTTGGAGTCGCTGCGCATCATCGAGGAGGACACAGATGTTGCGCGCAAGGGGCACTATGCAAATGAATCTGACCACCGCCGTCGGCCTGACGGCGGCCACCAGCGTGATCCTGACCGTGATCGTGCTGCTCATCCCGCAAACACGCACATGGTTTGAGTCGCTTGACGCCGACACGCAAAAGAGCGTGCGCGGCATCGCCGTGATCGCGCTGGCCATCACCTTCGTCACCGGCGGCTGTGCCGGCGTCATTGCGAGCGCGCCGGCGTGCAGCGTGCAGTCGATTGGTGACTACGCGCTCGGAGTGGTGCTGGCTGCGGTGATGAGTTTGGGCTCGACCGACGGCGTATTTCTCGCGGCGCGCAAGCTGCGCGACCGCAGCGGAGAGCCTCGACTGCGCATGATCGGATCAACGCCGTCGGGCAAACTGTTTTGATCTGCAATGAGGCATTTGTGGCAGCAGATCATGGCATTCGAATCACTGGCGGGATACGCACCGCACGAAATGATGCGCGCAGATGTCGCGTGCTGTGTTCGCTACGGCGCATGGGCAACGCCACGCTCTCAGTCACGCTCGCACCGGTAATCATGTTCATGCCGCTCATCTTCCTCGCCAGCATTGCGCGACAAACCGGCGACCCGTCCACTAATTTCATCCTCACGTTCCCTGAAGCGGCGGTGCTGTTTTTCTCGCAGGCCGTCGGACTCATTGCATACGGCACGTGGAGCCAGCGCCAGCACACAAAACAGATATCCGAGATTCGCACTGAGAGCGAGGAGCGCGCAGAACAGGCCGAGCAGCGCGCGAGACAACGCGCCGAGCAGGCCGAACAACGCGCCGAGCAGGCCGAACAACGCAGCCGCGACGCAGAAAAGAGAATGCAGGCGCGGCTGGATTTTGCGATGGACTTCTACATTCGCAACGGGTCAGCCATCGCACGCGACCAGTCCACCGCCGTGCAGGCCGACTCGCAGGTGCTTGACGTGTTGATCGATCGTTTCGATCTCGAAGAGTTGCAAACGATGGCGTTTGAGTTGGGCGTGAAATGGGACGCGCTGCCGGGCGACAGTGCGCCGACGCGCGCGATGCACCTGGTGCAGCTCATGCGCAACAACGACCGGATGCGCGATTTGATCGACGCGATCAAGCGCCGGCGGCAGGGGGTGTTCAAGTGATCGCAGTCCCGTTTGTCTCGGCCATCCCCGCCGGCGTGCGCGATGAGAGAGGCGTTTTGCCGCCATATCAGACGCAAATGGTGCAGAGCGTGTTGAATGCCTGCGGGCCAGCCTGCGCGCTGATGCTGGCGCGCTGGGTTGGGCGCGCACTGAACGACACCGTCGCGCAGTGGGCGAATCGCATCGATGCGTCGCACGACGGCACGACTGCGAGTGACCTTGCTGGCATGTTGAAGGCGCTCTGTCTCACACCGCAGATCGGCGCAGCGACTGCGTTGCCGCGCATCGAGTTGGTGCAATACAACCGGCTGCCGGTGCGCAACCCTGCATATCAAAACAGCACGTTCCTGCACTGGATCGTGCGCCTCACGCCGACTTCCTATCACGACCCGCTGCGCGCTGGTGATGCCGGTGCCGGACTACTCGCGCCGGCGGATGTCATCGACGCGGCCATCGTCGATCGGTCTATGAGTGTCGGCATCATTGAGCGACCGCAGGAAACCCCGCAGGAGACAACCATGAGTGAACAGAAAATCGTGAAGGCGCAGTCGTGGAATGTGCGCACCGCGCCCTCGACGAGCGCGCCGATTGCCGGCGTGCTGGTAAACGGCGATGAAATCACCGTTGTCGATTCGCTGAAGGTCGGCGGCTACACCTGGTATGCCTTTGACGCGAAGGTCGGCGGCGCGCAGATCAAACAGGCGAGCGACGAGAAGACGCCAATGCGTTTCTATGTTCGCAGTGATGGCTTCACGACGAACACCGTATCCACCACGCCAGCACCATCCACACCTGCACCGGTGAAGCTTCAACCGGCGGCATCGCTGCTCGGCGTGCATGAGTTGAGCGGGCAGGGTAGGGCGAAGAAATCGCTCGAACTCGGCGCGCGGGCAGTGATGTGCTTTGAAGACGCGCTCGGCGCGGCGCAACTGTCGCTCGCATATCCCGACGCCATCGTGATGCACCGCAAAGATTTTCGGCACCCACTGCCGGCGCGTGAATTGCTCGGTGCGCATGGCATCGACCCGAATCAGGTTTCAAATTCACGCGCGTGGTATCGCGGCGCGAATGAGAACGATGTGGAGACGTGGGGTTCTGATGTAGAGAGCATCCGCCGGCGCGCCGCATTCGACATTGAATGTGCGACGCTGCTGAAGCGCGCTGCGCCGAACGCGAAGTGGGTCGCCGGCGGTTTCGCGCACGGCTGCCCTGATTTCACGAATCAGGCGATTTGTGACGTGATTCGTGAGGTCTATGCGCCGGCATATAACGCCGGCCTGATCGCCTTCGATATTCACAGTTACAGCAAGTGCGACCCCGGCAATCCCAAAAACTATCGCTTCTACGCGCCGATCTGGTTTGAGCGGCGCTGGGAATTTCTGTTCACGAAGTGCGGGTTCGATCCGACCGCGCGCAATATCGTCTCGACCGAAACCGGCGGTGAATGCGGTGCTGGCGGATTCAACTGGGCCGGTTTCACGCCCGACGAATTTCGCGCATGGTGCGCCTTCTATCTCAAAGTCCAGCAGCAGTCGCTGCTGGTGAACGGAAGGTCATATCCCTCGCCATTCCTCGCGGCGACGCTGTTCCAGTGGGGCAACACCTACGGCGGGTCGGGCGGATGGCTGGGCTATGCGCTCGACAACTACATCGGCACATTGCAGTCCGCGTGGGCCGGCCAGTTGCCGGCGGAGAAGGCGTTGGAGATGGACGAGATCGCGCTGTATGCGGGTGAAATGCCGGCGTATGAAGTGCCGCCGGCGAAGCCTGTAACACAAATTGTTGAGTGAAAACTGTGAAAACTGTGCGCCGGCATCGCCGGCAAAAGGAGAAAAACAACCATGATCGAAGCTAACTTTCGTCCGCGCGGCACACTCAATGCGCGCCGCATTTGCGCCCAGCGCGCCCCGCTGCGCTGGCGCTTGAGCAATATCCTGCGCTGGTCGTTTATCTGGGGCTGGATCGTCAACATTCTGGCGCGCTTGTTCAGCAAAACCACCGGTGCCGTGACGCTCACCAGCGAGTTGCGTGCCCGGTTGCGCAAAGCGGACGGCACGTGGATCGACTATGGCGTGCTGTCGCGGCGTGTCATCACCAACGCCGGTGTGACTTTCCTGCGCGACGATTTCAACAACAACGCCCAGGACATCACCACGATGAACTTTCACGGCTGCGGCACCGGTAACACCGCTGAGGCGGTTGGTGACACGGCATTGGTGACCGAATCGACCACTGCGCTCAGCCCTGACAGCACACGCGCCACTGGCACGCGCAGCACGCCGGCGAGCAATCAATATCAGTCCGTTGGGACACTCATTTTCGATGCGTCCGCAGCGATTGTTGAGCATGGCATTTTCAGCCAGGCAGCCACCGGCGGCGGCACGTTGTGGGATCGCAGTGTGTTCAGCGCGATCAACGTGGCGAGCGGTGACAGCATTCAGTTCACCTATGTGCTGACCCTGACAGCGGGAGGCTGATGTGCCGACATTCAAGCCGCTTTACGCCACCGCTGCATCGCTCACGGTCACGCTCAACTCGCTGGCGAACAACACGGCGAACTCCAGCGTGGTGATTGACAACGGCACTGATCTGAATGATGACCTGCTGGTGCATGTCCAGGTCACTGCCGCTTCGTCTGGCGTGAGCGCCACTGGCTATGTCGAGGTGTGCGTGCATCCGAGCGTGGACGATTCGACCAGCTTTGCCGGCACGACCGCGACTGCTCAAGCCTCTGGCATTACGAAGCGGGTGAGTGGTTTCAAATTGGCCGGGCGCATTCCGCTCACGGCAAACAGCCAGGTGAATGAACTCTCATTCAGCCTGGCGTCGCTGTTCGGTGGGACGATGCCCAAGCGCTGCATGGTCAGCATCGAAAACAAATCCGGCGCGGCGTTGGCCTCCAGCGGCAACTTCACCAAGGTTCAGGGCGCGCAATACCAGTCTGTGTGATGGCTCAGTAAATGGCCTCGACATTCAAACGCGCGACACAGTGGCAGCAGAAGCCCACGCACGGTGCGGAGGTGGACGGATCGCATCCCCTCGCGCCATTCTTGCGCGGTTTCTGGCTACTCACCGAGGGCGTTGGCAGCGTGGCGGGCAACATCGCCACACCGCTGAATACCGGCACGCTAGGCGGCACAGTCTCGCCGACGTGGACAACCTCGCAGAACGGGCGTGGCCTGAACTTCACTGCTGGCGGCGAGCAGGTCAATCTCGGTCGCGGTGCGTTTCTAGACGATCTGCCCGTCGAGACGTTCGAGGCGATGATCTATCTGCGCTCACTACAGAGTTACGCGCAGCGCCCCATCGCCAAGCAGGACAGTGGAAGCACGGTTCACAACACGCTGCTTATCAACGCTGACGGCACGCTCAACCTCATCCGCTCGCGCGCCACGACTGCCACCGACTACACGACCAGCACGGCGCTCAGCGCTGGCAACTGGTATCACATCGCGGCGACATTCGACACGAACAACAACGTTGCCGCGATTTACATCAACGGTGTCGAGTCGGCCTATAGCGCCGCAACGAATGGCAGTGGCGCGCTCACGAGCGACGCCGGCAATGACCTGCTACTCGGCAACCGACCGGGCAACGACCGAACTTTCGACGGCGTGATGATCTATGCGCGGGTGTTCAACACGTATTGCACGCCGGCGCTGGCGCAGGAACTCTACGCCAATCCCTACGGCCTGCTGCTCAACCAGCAAACGCAACCGATCTTCAGCGCAGCATCGCAGTTCACGCAATCGCTGGCTGGCTCGCTCGCGAGCGGTGGGGCTGTGACCAGGCGCGGTGGAAAGGGCGTTGGGGGAAGTCTGACTCACTCCGGCGCGCTCATCAAACAAGGCAACAAATCGCTGGTGGGTTCGTTTGCGAGCGCCGGCGCTCTGACACGGCGTGGCAATAAATCTCTGGCCGGCACACTCAGTGGGTCGGGTGTTGCTACAAAACAAATCGGCAAGGGTGTCGCCGGCACAATGAATAATGCGGGTGGTGTTGCCAGGCAGACCCGCAAGGGCATGTCCGGCGCATTGAGCGTAAGCGGCGTCGTGAGTAGCGTCAGGACATTTTTGCAGACGCTCGCCGCGACACTCGGATCGAGCGGCGCAGTGACCAGGCGCACGTCGCTCACAAAGGCCGGCACACTGAGTAATTCTGGCAGCGTCACCAAACAGACTGGCAAGAACGTGGCTGGTGCGCTGAACGCCAGCGGCACCCTGAGCAGTGTTAAGACATTCTTGAAACTGCTGGCTGCATCACTTGGGATGAGTGGTGGGATCAATAAGCGCACGGCCACCACAAAGACCGGCGCGTTGACGGCTTCGGGCGGTGTGTCTACTGTTCGCACCATCGTGATGGCACTGGCTGCATCGCTCGGATTGAGTGGTGCTGTCGGCAAACGCACGACCACCACGAAGACAGGCACGCTGGGCATTACGGGGAGCGTGTCGGGCGTCCGCACCATTGTGATGTCTCTCGCCGCGACACTCGGATTGAGCGGCGCAGTCACCAGGCGCACATCGACCACGAAGTCGGGCGTGCTGAATAGCACGGGCAGTGCCGGCAAGCAGACCCGCAAGGGCGTTTCAGGTGCATTGAGTGCTGGTGGTGCTGTAGGGACGACGCGCACGATCGTGATCGCGCTGGCTGGTGCATTGGGGTTGTCAGGAGTGTTGACGAAACGCACGGCCACGACAAAGACCGGCTCGTTGACAACCTCGGGTGGCATTGTCAAGCGCATTAGTCGCACGCTCGGTGGCGTGCTAGGTGCGTTGGGCGACGTGATTGGCACATTTATTCCAGGTTGGCGTGCCAGTGTCGATCTGGTAATGCGCGATGAGCCGATGTTCATCATGCGCGACGAGTCACCGTTAAGGATGTGATGAATATGAATACACGCGAGTTAATCGGTTCGCCCATTCACCAATCCATCCGCGAGCGGCGCGCTCGCGGCGTGCGGCTTGCCAGCGGTCTGATTGCCAGCACTCCAGCCGTGAAGGTGTTCGATGAGATAGACAACACGGATGTTACGAACTCTGCCGGCGTGCTGACTGGCAGTGCCGGCATCTCAGACGGGGTGTTCACGACGCCACTGATTCAGGTGCCACAGCCCGGTCGCGTGTATCGCGTCGAGTGCTGGTTCATGGCGGGCGGCGAGCAGTGGATTCGCTATTTTCGCCTTATTGCCGAAGAGTAGTTCGCAGTGCGGGTTGCGCAGCGCGGCGTGCGATTCAGGTGTTCCTCTGGCGCGTAGACGAGCTTTCTGGCAGTCCACGACACACCCCCGAATTGCCGCCCAACGATCAACCCGCACGCGGGCCGGCACCAGTAGGGCATGACGCATCATTGCAATAATATTGTATACGAGTATACGATTTAATGTGTAGGTGAAATTGTGACAATCATGCAAATCGAAACTGCGGCCATTGCATCGCTCTCGCTGATGCCGGCGGAGATCGTGCCGATCCATTACACCGAGCGCGATCTTGATGTGGTGCGGCATCTGATTGCAGAGAATGGCCAGCGGCTGCCCGTGCTGGTGCAGCGAGCCACGGGACGCATCTTCTGGGGTGGGGACATCTGGTTGCAGATGCGCGCCATGGGCAAATCCGAAATCGCCGTCGTGTATCACGACGTGGACGACCGCGAGGCCGCGCGCATCGCGATCCGCCTTCGGCGCGCCGGCGAGCTGGCCGAGTGGAGCGAGAAAGAACTCGCGGAAATCCTCGCGCAGATGGAAGACCCTGAAACGATGGGCTTCTCCGACGAGGAGTTTGAGGAGTTGCTGGCCAGCGTTTCACCGCCAACTGCTGAACCAACCGGCGCCGATCCGGGGCCGCTGGAGCCATCAAAACTCACCGAGTTGAAAGCCAAGTGGGACACCGCGCCAGGGCAACTCTGGATTATCGAGAGCAAATCCGTGCCGGGTAAACATCACCGGCTGCTGATCGGCGACAGCACGAAGGGCGACGACGTGCGCCGGTTGATGAATGGCGAGCGCTCGACACTGTTTTCAACCGACCCGCCGTATCTGGTCAATTACGACGGCACTAATCATCCCGGTGACGCGAAGAACAAGGATTGGTCAGAGACCTATAACGACTGGGATGGTGACGATCAGGGGGAGCAGTTCTATCACGCCTTCATCAGCACTGCGATCCGCGAGGCGATCACCGATCACGCCGCATGGTATTGCTGGCACGCCAGCGCGCGTCAGGCGATGCTGGAGCGCATCTGGAAGGAACACGGCGCCTTCATGCACCAACAGATCATCTGGACGAAAACACGGCCGGTGCTGACGCGATCCTGGTATCGCTGGGCGCATGAGCCGTGCATGTTCGGCTGGATCAAGGGCAACAAGCCGGCGCGCTTCGCGAACGATGTGCCGTCAACGCAGTGGGAAGCCGAGCAGGAAATCATCGTTGGTGAGGAGACGCTGCATCCGACGCCGAAGCCGACGAAGCTCTTCGAATTGCCCATGTTGCAGCACACGCAGGTGGGCGACATTTGCTACGAGCCATTCAGTGGCAGCGGGTCGCAGCATGCGGCCGGCGAGAAGCTGGGCCGGATGGTGTATGGGATGGAGAAGGAGCCGGCGTATGTCGCCGGCATTCTTGAGCGGTTGAGCAAGATGGGACTTGCGCCCGTGCTGGAGGCGGCGATTCAGCCGATGATCTCGTAGCCGACGCGCTGAAGTCGCGTTGCATCCGCCGGCGTGACCACCCAGAAGCGCATGTCATCACCGTGAACGATCAGCATGATCTTCACGGCGCGCTCGGCGAAGCTGCGGGCGTAGCGAAGTTCGACGAACTTGAAAATGGTGCTTTTGGTGATCGTGTTCATTGCATTCACATTAACTCTGGCGAGCAGACAGGCCAACCGGCCAAGAGACCGGTATCGCGAAATCTCTCAGTGAAATCCTAGAACACACGTTCTATTGATTGCATAGATAGGACTGCATAGATGGCACGGACGAAGGATACGGCGCGTGATCACTATCTAAGAGAAAGTCAACGCGCCGAAATCGCAAAACTGGTGTTGCGTGGCTACTCGCAAAACGAGATCGCCGAGCGCGTCGGCATCAGCCAACCACAGGTTTGCCGCGACCTGAAGGTGATCGAGGAGCGGTGGAAGAAGAGCGCTGTGCGCAATGTGGACACGTCGAAGGCCGTCGAGTTGCACAAGATCAACTACCTGGAGACGCAATACTGGGAAGGGTGGGAGCGCAGCCAGCAGGATGCAAAAGAGTCAAAGGCGCGCAAGGTGCGCAAGGCCGGCGGTGCAGACGAAGAGGCGACGATGAAGACCGAGACGCAGACCGGCGACCCGCGTTTTTTGGATGGTGTGTTGAAGGCCAGCGTTGCGCGGCGCGAGTTGCTGGGGCTGGATGCGCCGGCGAAGGTCGCGCCGACTGACCCGACCGGCGAGAAAGAGTTCGGCCAAGATGGAGGCATATCCGACGAGCAGCGAGCTGCGCGAATTGCTGCCCTATTTGACGCAGCACGAGCGCGACGAAGTGGATCGTCTGCTGGCGATGGACAAACGCCTGTGGAAGCCGCTACCAGGCCCGCAGACGATGGCATATCACAGCCAGGCGGATGAGTTGCTGTATGGCGGCAGCGCCGGCGGTGGCAAGACCGATTTGCTGGTCGGGATGCCGATCAACGAACATCGACGCGCGATCATATTCCGGCGCGAATACACGCAGTTGAAGGACATGGTGGATCGCAGTAAAGAGATCGTCCAGAGCAATGGTCGATACAACGAGAACGCCAACACCTGGCGCGGGCTGCCAGGTGTGACGGGTGGGCGCGTGCTGGAATTTGCCGCCATGCAGCGCGAGGCCGACTGGCAAAAATTTCGCGGTCGCGCAAAGGACTACTATGGCTTCGACGAGCTGACTGAGTTCGTGCGCATGCAATACAAATCGGTCATCGCGTGGAACCGCACGACGGTGCCGGGTCAGCGATGTCGCGTTGTGTGTGCCAGCAACCCGCCCTCATCGAGCGACGGTGAATGGGTGATCGAATATTGGTCTCCATGGCTCGACGAACAGCACCCGCAGCCGGCGGCCGCCGGCGAGTTGCGCTGGTTCGCCATGATTGACGGCAAGGATGTCGAGGTTGAGAGTGCAAAGTCATTCGATCACAAGGGGCAGACGATCAAGCCCAAATCACGCACCTTTGTGCCGGCGCGCGTCACGGACAACCCGTTCCTGATGGCCACCGATTACATGACCACGCTGCAGAACCTGCCTGAGCCGTTGCGCAGCCAGCTCATGTTCGGCGACTGGAAGGCCGGCCGCAAAGAGGATCCGTGGCAGATCATCCCTACGCGGTGGGTCGAATTGGCGCAGAAGCGTTGGCGCGAGATGAAAAAGCCAGACATCCCGTTGACGGCGCTTGGTGTCGATGTGGCTCGGGGTGGCGATGACAAGACGGCCATCGCACCGCGCTATGGTGCGTGGTTCGGCTCCGTGATTACCTACCCCGGCAGCGAGACGCCCAATGGGCCCATCGTGGCCGGCCTGGTGCTGAAAGAGCACATGCACATCGAAGCGGACATCCACATCGATGTGATCGGCGTGGGCGCGAGCGTGTATGACGCGCTGCGCGAACACACGCAGCGCGCCGTCGGCGTGAATTTTGCCGGGAAGAGTGAAGCGCATGACCGCAGTGGCAAACTCGGCTTCGTCAACGTGCGCGCGGAGGCATATTGGAAACTGCGCGAGGCGCTCGACCCGGACTACGGCGCCGAAATTGCGCTGCCGGACGATTCAGAATTGAAAAGCGATTTGTGTGCGCCGCGCTGGTCGCTCAAAACCAATGGCATTCAGGTGGAGAGCAAAGAGGAGATCATCAAGCGCATCGGGCGCTCGCCGGACAAAGGTGATGCGGTGGCGCTGTCGAACCTGATTGTCGCGCCGGCGGAGAAGACCGCGACGGCGCCGGCGACGATCAAACGCAGCCCGTTCAAATAGTCGCGCACAAATTCGCAGTGTGCGCTAGAATTTAGCCAATCAACCCCGCACGGGGCACATACCGGCCAGCAAACCAGCGGCGGCATTTCATTTGAAATGCCGCCGCTTTGCTTTTCCGGCAGAGCAACATGAGCAAACGCAAACTCGACCGTGGCAAGGCCATCACTGAAGTGAAGGGGTCGCTGGATGACTATCTCCAGCGCCTGCGCAGCGCGTTCTACACTGCGTATCCCGACCAGCCAGACGCGATCTATGCAGTGCGCGAAATCTTCGCCGACCACCTGATCGTCTCGGTGTATGTGCGCGATGGCGAGCGCATTGGCTCTGCGCTGCAGGACGGCGAGTATTACCGCGTCGGCTACACCGCCACTGAGACCGACGCCGCCGTTGAATTTGCCTTCGCTCCCCAGGATCAATGGGAAGTGGTCGAGCTGGCATATCAGCCCGCAGCGCCGGCCAAGATTCCCCAGACCACCCAGTCGCAATCGGCGATGAGCGAAAAGGCCGAGCAGGCCAATGACCCTGCCCTGAGCCTGTCGAGGCCACGCAAAGCGCGCTTCACTGAGCAGGTCGACGTGATCCGCGCCGATCTGGGTGAAGCGGTGAAGACGGCGCAGGGCGATGGCCGGCGCATCCGCGTGCGCGAGGCGGTCGTGGCCGACGCAATCAACCGCAACCGCCGGCGCTATCCGCGCGAGGTGGTGCGCGGCGCGGTGACCGAGATCAAGCAGCATTTACACGAGAGCGCGGGCCAGGGGCGCGCCGTCCTTCTGACGAAGGACGGCGACCAATTGGTCGGCGAGGCAGACCATCCGAGCGACAAGGGACAGCGTCCTCAGTATCTGGAGACCATCGTCAACTGGACGGAAGTCACATTCGACGAGGGCACGGGCGCGGTGGATTTCATTGGCACCGTCATCCCGACCAGCAAGGGCAGGGACGCCCTCACCCTGATGGAGTTCGGCGTCATGCCCGGCGGCAGCCTGCGCGGTTACGGATTTTCGCGCTCTCAGAGCGAGGACGGTGGTGATGTTGAGGAAGTGACCGAACTGCATTTCACCGGCTATGACCTGGTGATGACGCCCGGTTTTCTCAATCACACCGTGCTCGAAAGCCGAAATGATTCACGTCATTCAGATCAGGAGACAGACATGGACATCAAGAAGTTGCTGGAGATGCTCCAGCAGAATGCAGAATTGGCCGCGCAGGTGAAAGCCGCGCTGGGCATCGACGCGCTCGACAAGTTGACCGAGGCGCAGGCGAAGCAGATCGAAGGCCTGTTGCGCGAGAAATTGAACCTCGCGCCGAATGCCGACGTGTTCAAAACGATTGCCGAGGCGATGGATGCGAAGCGCACGCTCGACGAGCAGGCGCGCAAGGCCGCCATCGCGGAAGCGGTGAAGAAGACCTGCGAGAAATTGCCCTACGGCGAGGCGCTTAATGTGTCGTTTGCCGAGGAGCTGGCCGAGGCCGTGACTGATGCCGCCGGCGTGCCGGCCGCCTTCGAGCGCCTGCAAAAGCGCTACGACGCGATGGCGTCGAGCGCGCGGCTGGCCGGTATGGGCATGAGCGCGAAGGGCGCCGGCGTTCAGGTGTTGGGCAGCGTGATCGAGCGCGATGCCGGCGTGCCGGAATACGGCCGCGTGTCGCACGAGCTGCTCGAAGGCCTGCGCGCGCGCGAATACGCGCCGATCTGGAACGAAAGCAAGCCAAAGAACCGCAACCAGATCGTGGCCGCGCAGATGCTGAAGCGGTTCGACGAGGTGTTCAAGGACAAGCTCATCGCTGAGGCGCAGCGATTCAACGAAGCGCAACTCAGCACCGATCTGTCGCTGCCCTACAGCGTGTCGCGCGCCATCGTGTCCGCGGTGTGGCCGCAACTCGTGGCGACGAGTGTGTTCGATGTGGGGCCGATGCAGAACTCGCCCGATTTGCTGTATTTCGAGACCTACACCGAAGAGACCGGCATGTCGGTGACGGTGACAGATGAGGCCGTGACGGCGCCGAACCCGCTTGCGCAATGGAAGGCAGTGGCGAACCAGCGTGTGAAGCAGGGCACGGTGAACCTGACCAACAACGCCGGCTCGACGACCTACGTCGAAAACACGGACTATTTCGTGGACTACGGCAATGGTCGCATCTACGTGCCGACTGGCAGCGCGATCACCGCCGGCCAATCGCTCTTGATCGACTACGTGTATGAGGCGATGCGCAAGGGTGAAAACGCGCCGATCGAGCGCGCGAAGACCACGCTGTCGAACATCACGATCACGGCGAAGGCCGACCGCATGGCGATTGACATCACCAACGAGGCGGTCGAGTTCAGCCGCTCGCAGCTCAACTACGACGTAGTGCAGCGCACGCTCGGCAACCTGATCACCGAGCAGACCCGCAAGGTCGACCAGGACATCTTCAGCATGGCCGCTGCGGTGCTGCGCACGGTGGCGAACAACAGCGGCGGCACGTGGAACGGCAGCGCCTCCACGCCGGACTATGCCGACGCGGTGCTGAAACTGGGCAAGGCCAAAGTGAAGGTGATCAACCGCAACTACCAGCCGTCGAGCATCGTGCTGTCGGTCGCAAACGCCGACCTGCTTGCGAACTGGAGCGGCTTCACCGAGAGCGGCCTGCGCCCGGATGCCGAGCCACAGGCCAACGGCTTCTTCCGCACGCTCAAGGGGTTGCCAATCTACGCCGCGCCCAGCACGGCGTTGCCGGACAACATCATGCTGGTGGTGAATCGCGAGCTGGTGGCCTTCCGTGTCTTCAAGCCGACGGCGTTGCAAGGGCCGTTCCCGAAGTATGACCAGGCGACCGCGAAGCTGATCGCGGCCACCCAGTGGTACATCGAGGAATACAACGCGATGGAATCGCCGGTGGCCGGCAAGGGCGCATTCGTCGCCGTCAGCTAATCGCATCGCAAATTGAGCCGGCGCAGGGAATGCGCCGGCTCTTGGTCTCAGGGCTAAACACATGAAGAAACAAGTCAGCATCTATATCGCTCAGCGCATCATCCTGCGCGGTTGCTATGCCGAAGAGGGCGAAACGCATGTGGTGAGCGAGGGCGAGCTCGCCGATCTGCAGGCGATGTATCCGAGCGCGATTGTGGTCGAGGATGGCGCGCTGCGGGATGTGACCGAGCCGGCATTCGACCCGCTCACCAGTGGCACAACGCCACTTCAGGACGGCACGCAGCCGAATGACGCTGCAACACAACCCGGTGACAGTAATAACGCCGATGCCGGCGACGATGCGGAGGATGGCGATGCCAATCAGCCTGGCGCAACTGGTCGCAAGGGCGATGCGCGACGTGCCGGAGCAAAACGGCCTGCCTGACAGCGAGCAGTATCAGCGCGCCGTGATGGATGCCGTCGCGGACTTTGGCACGCGGCTGCCGCTGTATCGCACGGCCATCGTCAACATTCAGGTCGGCGTCGCATCGTATGCGCTGCCGGCGGACTTCCTGCGCTTCATTCGCCTGCAGCCCATCGGACTTGCGCAGTATGGCAATGTGGCCGTGACCGGGCAGGGGTTGGTGTCGATGGGTGAATCGCGCACGCGCGAGCGCATCGTGGTCACCGATCAACTCACGATCATTCCCACGCCGGCGTATGGTGGCGCGCGCACGATGGAATATGCGGCGCGCTACATGCAAAGCCACGCCGGCGAATATTCCGATTTGAGTGAGGAGGGCGCCGGCGCCGTGACACTGAAGGCGTGCGCAGGCCTGTTGCGTTTGAAGGCGAACAAGGCGGCCGAGGGCGCGTGGAGTTACCGCATCGGCGATGAGTCGGTCGACAAAAAAGGACTTGGCACGGCGCTCTTCGAGAGCGCAAATGCAGCCGAGGCTGATTACCTGCGCCGCATTGAATCCCTGCGTGGTGCAGTGATGGCGCGCGGGAGACTGCCATGATGACCGGCGCTGACATCGAGGCGATGCGCGCCGACATGGACGCCATTCGCTCTGACAACGCATTCGATCTCGTGCTGCGGCGCGGTGAGACGACGCTGGCAGCACAGCGCGCGCGCGTGGCCGGCGGCAGCACGAGCGCGCGCGTGGCCGGCGGCAGCACGAGCGCGCGCGTGGCCGGCGTGCAGATCGACGAGCGCGCCGCAGCCGTCGTGCTGCTGGGTGATGTGGCGATGGATGTGCAGATCGGCGACCGCTTCACCCTGCACGAGGTGATGTTTCAGGTGACCTTCGTGCGGCCGGATCGGCGCGCTGCAACGATGGTCAGCGCGCAGGCGGTGGAATAGTGGCGATCCAGACGGGCATGGTGTGGGTGACGCCGCCGGCGGCGCTGATAGAGGCGTTTCGGCAATATGGCGAGCGCGCTGTTCAGGCGGTAAATGCTCTGGCGGTGTATTTCGCCGATCTCATTCAGAGTGACATGCGCGCCAGCGCGCCCTGGACGGATCGCACCGGCAACGCGCGCAGCGGCCTGTTTAGCGTTGCTGAGCAGGCCGCCGCCGACGTGGTGACGATCTATCTCAGCCACGGCCATACCGTCGAGTATGGGAAGTGGCTGGAGCTTTCGCACGGCGGCATGTATGCGGTGATCATGCCAACGCTTGAGCGCTGGCTGCCAGAAATCGAACGGCAATTGCAAGCCCTGTTTGCCGGCTAACTATGAGCATCCTCGACAATGTCCTGCGTATCTTGAAGGTGCGGCGTGGCACACCGGCCATCTACCCACAGCCGGCTGCCACGACTCTGGCGGAGATGCCACGCCTGCGCAGCGTGGCCGGTCAGGCCGTCGTGCGGTTCACTGCCGCGCAGGATCGCGTCAACCAGATTCGCGAGAGCCGCGAGATGTATCGCGTCGACACGCGCGTGCGTAAGGCCACGCGTGCCACCGCGCGCGATGCCGTGAAGGGCGGGCCGGCGGTCAAGGTGAAGAACAACCCGAAGGCCGAGCAGATCGCCGCCGATCTGATCAAGCGCCTGTCGCTGGCGAGCCGGCTCGACGACTGGGCGCGCATGACGTTCCGCGATGGCGACACGTTTTTGCAGATCGGCGTCGATGGCGCCGGCGACGTGGCGCTGGTGAAGCGCATGCCCACGCTTCAGATGCACCGCAACACCGACGAGCGCGACATGTTCAACGATCCCGCGCGCGCGTTCTGGCAAAGCGACGAACTCTTCGGCGGCAACGAGCCGCCCGACGACGCAGTGTGGTTTGCGCAGTGGCAGATCGTCCACGCGCGATGGGAACACGACGAGGGCAGCCGCTACGGTGAACCGATGTTCAGCGTGGGCGCGAAGGCCTTCAAACGCATGACCACCGGCGAAGACAACATGGCGACGCGGCGCTGGGCGCGCGCCGGCATGAGCCGCGTGCATGTGTTGAAAGGGGCGTCTGAGACCGAAATCGAAGCTTACAAGGAGCGCAACCAAGAGGCACTCGAGGATCCCGCCGCCGGCGTCGCCGATTTCTATACCAACACCGAGGGCGGCATCGTCGCCATGCAGGGCGATGCCAATCTGCACCAGTTCGACGACGTGATGCACCACGTGCGCACGTTTTCACTTGCGTCGCCGATCGCGCTGGGTCTGCTGGGTTACGGGCAGGATCTGAATCGCGACGTGCTCGATGAGCAGAAGGAGCAATACGACCGCGAACTGGAGCAAATTACACAGTGGCTTGAAGACGAGATTGTCGAGCCGCTGTTGCATTTGCAGTGGCTTCTGAAAGGCATCCTGCCAGAGTCGCTCGACTACGACGTGGCGTGGAAGAATAAGGGCACGCTGACAGCAGCTGACTTGAAAGCGGCGACGGATGCCGCGCTCAACATGCGCGCACTTGGGCTGGGCGACGACATCGTGTTTGCCACACTGTCACGCTTCATCCCCGGCTTCGAAGACCTGCAGCCGGCGTTGCCACAGGGCGAGCCAAACGCCGCAGACATGGCCGCCGGCGCGTCTGGCGATCCTAGTGCTGCTGACCAAACCAACGGGGGTGCTGCGTGAGCGCGCAGGACTGGCGGCAGCAATACCGAGCCGTGATGCGCCTGCAACTGTATGTGCAGATGCGCATCCACGAGATGCTGACGCGCAGCACGACAGCCATGCGCGAGATCGTCACGGCCAACGCGGCCGGCGATGGCCGCATCTCACCCGCCGGGCTGATGCACGTGCGCATGGCGCTGGACAGCGAGTGGAAGAAAACGTTCGACGTATTGCGCGCGCTGATCATGGCCGCGCAGCGCGAGGCAGCCGCGATTCCATTTGGCACGCTGGCAGAGCAGCACGCATATTGGATCGGCGCGCTTGGTCGGCGCGCTGAGCGTATCGCAAATGTCGAATCGCGCGATGCGAACAATGCCCACGCGTTTAGCGAAGTTGGCGCCGGCGCTGATCCCGTGTTCCGCCCGCAACTGAATGCCATCATTCAGGCGGCCAACAGGACTACCTACGCCGACGGTCTGATGTTGAGCGGCCGGCTATGGAAGCTCGATCAGCAAAGCCGCGCCGGCATTCAGTCGGTGGTATTCGCCGGCGCGCAGAACGGTAAAAGCGCATGGGACATCGCCAAAGACCTGGAGCGATATCTCGGCGCAAGCGCAAATTGTCCGCGCTGGACATCGACGCGGCTCTACACGTTGACGAAGCGCGACATCGCCGCCGGCGACCCGCGCGGCCTGATTCGTGGTGACGAGTGCGCAGCGCAGGGCGTGGCCTACAACGCGCTACGGCTGGCGCGCACCGAGATCCAGCGCGTTCACAACCTCGCCACGCAGACGCTGATGCAGCAGATGCCGTGGGTGACCGATGAGCAGATGAAGTTGTCGCCGGCGCATCCGAAAGAGGATGTCTGCGACGACATCATTGCGAAGGGGCGCGATGGCAAGGGCATTTATCCGGTTGGCACGCTGAAGCTACCCATTCACCCCAACTGCCTGTGCTATCTCGTCGCGGTCGAGATGCCGGCGGATGATTTCGTCGGCCAACTGCGCGGGTGGATGCGCGGCGAGCGGCAGTGGCCGGCGATGGACACCTACGCTGCGGCGTTTGGCGCGCAGTTGGTGCCGGCGATGAATGCGCCGGCGCGCACGATACAGCCGGGCACCGCGCTTGCTGTGGGTGTGATCGCCGGCACTGCATCTGGATTAGCAGCGGGCTTCATTGTGGCCGCGCTGCTGGACTGGTTGACGGGCAATCGCGCCAAACATGATGCACGTATGGAGGCGGAATGAGAGACGCCATCCTGTCATGTCTGACCAGCGATGCGGCGCTCATGGCCATCCTCACCGGCGGCATCTACACGGCGACACTAATCAGCCGGCAGACGACGCCGGCGGCGTTCAATGCGGCGCGCGAGTTGTTGCCATGTGCGCTGTTGCGCTTTGAGGACGAATCGCAGGTGTCACCGTATGCGACCAGCGCGCGGCTGGTGTTCGTGCTGTATTTCTATCAGCGCGCCGGATATGACCAGATCGACGCCGCCCGCGCGCGATGCTATGCGCTGCTGAACCACGTGCGTGTGCCGGGCGCGCCGGCGTGGGAAGTGCGGCACGCCAATGACGTGCTTGACCAGGCCGACGACACACTGTCGGCATCGATGTCGTTCAGCCGCTATCAGGTGATGCGGCTGAAATAGGAGACGGGAAATGTTGATTCAATGGCATGGGGTGGGCGAGCGCAGCGCATACGGCGCAACCTGGCAAAACGGCGCCGTGGCCGAGGTGGTTGACACCGTGGCCGGCGAGCTGCTGACGCAGCCCGATGAGCGTTTTACTGTTGCGCCGGACGATCCGCTGGCGCAAATTGCTGGCGAGCATGCCACTGCGCTCGTGGTTTTTAATTCGGTTTTCACCGTGGCCGACCTGGCCGCGTTGGACGAGGAAGGGGTGCATCGTGTTGCGCTTGCAACAGGCGCAGAGCATGGCACCGTTGAAAAGTGGGCCGCAAAGGCCCGGGAGGCTTAAATGGGTTACGGAGACATGCCCTTCGGCCTGCGCGAGATCAAGCTGGTCAGGGGCGCGACCGTTGTATCGCTGAGTGCCGCCATCGAACTGAAGTTCAAAGAAAATCTGGTGGGCGGCCGGCTGCGCGGCAACGATTCGATCAAGGCGTCAGTCGCGTTCGGCGACAACATCGAATGGGACTTGAGCGCCGGCGGCATCCCGCTCGACGGCTATGCCGTGATGACAGGGCGCACGATGACGACGACCGGCACCACGCCGAGTCGCGTCACCACCGGCACGCTCAAGGCCGGCGACGTGATGCCGTATTTCAAAATCTACGGCAAGGCCATCGGACCGAGCGGCGACGATACGCATGCGAAGATGTTCAACTGCAAACTGGACGCCGACGGTCTTGAGGGCAGTTTCAAAGACGGCGAGTTTGTCGTTGTCAAATGCAAGGGCATTTCGCTCGATCTGGGCGATGGCAACGGATATATCCAGATCGTGCAGAATGAAACTGCGACCACGCTGCCGACGACCTAATCCATGCAAGAACAACCACCTGCTGTGGTCGCTGATAACGCGACCGCAGCGCCCATCAACGTCGCCATCAATGGAGAAACCATAGCGACCGCCGGCATACGGCCGGCGGCCAACGCGGCCAGGTGGCGCAAACGCAAGGCCGCTGGCGCGTGGAAGACGACGCAGTCCGGGCTGTCAGTGCGCGTGCGCCGGCTTTCGTTAGCGCAGATGGTGATCTCCGGCGAGATGCCCAAGCCGTTACAGCCGGATGCAGAGAAGATCATCAGTAGTGATGTGCCAGTGCTGGAGGCGCTGCGCAAACACCTGCCGGTGATCGAGGCGGCGATTCGCGTCGGCGTGCTGGAGCCGAAGATCGTCGAGGGCGATGTGCCGGCGGATGATGACACGCAGGTATCCATCAACGAGCTGTCGCTGGACGACAAGATTCAGATCTATCAAGAGATCACCTCCGTGCGTGGCAACCTGCTGCCGCACCAGATGCTCAGTTTTTTAGAAACCGAGTAGAGGTGCGCGCACTGCACGCGCTGGCGGTTGCATACAGCCAGCGCCCCAGCGCCGTCGTGGGTATCGCAGACCCAGCGCTGGCCTACTCGTTCGATCTATCGGTGCTGATGGCAAGCCTCGAAAAAGATGCCGTGCGCGAGGCGCGACCGCCTGCGACGGGCGACGTGCGCACGCTCGCGCGTGGGGCGATTCCGCGCATCAAGATACCGGAGAACGGTATCTGGTGATTAAGGCGTTTCACTCACCATCGGTGCGGGTTTGGCCGGCGGCGAAAGTTTATTCATCAGGTCTTGATGTTGCGCTGATGCTTGGGCAATGCGCGCCCAGATGGAAAGTGCGCACGCAATGCCGATCAGTGCCACACCGGTTGTTGCTTGCGACATGGTGAATAGCCCTAGACCAACGAGCGACAGTGCAACGACGAGGAATAGCAAGGCGATGATTCTCATGTATTGATTCTCCAGACTGGAGTATGTGCGTAAATGTGCTTGCTTGCCAATCGGTGTTCACTTGACAAGGTGCGTAATATGAGTAATATTACCTATGTGGAATATAGAACGCTGAAAGTCTGGACGACGACATGGGAACTTCTCAACAGAGTGAAAGCCCTTTTACTCGTAAAAGAAGGCAGGACCGAAAGCTTTGTTGAAATAGTTCACAGGTTGGTTGAGGCAGAAATGAAGCGACTGGATTCCAAAGAGTAATTGAGGAACGGGTCGCAAAGGTGTTGTAGCACCGATGCGACCCTAACCAAACCACTACCGGAGGTAGTGAAATGGCTACTATCAAGTTTAACCCCAACCCCGCGCCGGCGTTTATCCCGCCCACTGCCAGCAAATCGTGGCTGGCCTCACTCAATCAGCAGCCTGTCATCAGCCCCAGCTTTGCTGGCACGCTTGCCATCGTCGCTGACGAGGCTCTTCTCGAATGGATGCGCGCCAATGCGCCGACAGATATCCTTGATCTGTTGCGCTGCGCATCCAGCCTTCACGGTTACGAACAAGAGTTTCTGGATGGCGAAGGAATGGTTCGCGAAGATTCGAATTCGTCCATTCTTGATACGGTGGCTCGATGCATCAACGCGCTTGACCGCGTCGGCGACGCATGGATCAGCACAACCCCATGAATTCGGAAGACGCCTATGAGCGACACATGCGCTCAAGCAAGTGGCGTCTGATGCGCGAGCGGGTGCTCAAGCGAGATCGGCATCAGTGCCGAACATGCGGCGAGACACAAAATCTTCAGATTCATCATGTCACCTACGAGACCTTTGGTGATGAGAAGATGGATGATCTCATCACCCTCTGCCAAGACTGCCACAAAGCGATAACGACGAGTATTCGTGAGCGCCGGTATCAGAAGCGCGAGATCGTGCCGGCTGACACAGAGCGACTCGCGCCCAGTATCAAGTGTGAGGAAAGGACAAATGGCGACTCAAACATCCACATTCAGGCTCACATCCGCAGCACCCCTATTGCTGCACAACGGGCAGACGGCAGACCCGCTGAACAAATTCAGCAAATCCTTGAAGCAAGTGAGCAGCAAGCGCGCAAAGACGGACGCGGATTTCGAAGAGATGGCGCGCATTGAGTGGTATGCATCTCTTTACGCCGATAAAGGGCGTGTGTGCCTGCCTGGAGAGGTGTTAGAAGCAGCGCTTGCGACCGGCGCGCGCAAGTTGAAGCTAGGCAAGCAGGCGCAGGCGACACTCTACGTGGCGCAAAATGCGTTACTCAACTTTGAGGGGCATGATCTGACCATTGATGAGTTGTGGAAGCGCGATACGAATCGCTTTACTGTTGGCGTCCGCGTTGGCACGAGCAAGGTAATGCGCACGCGCTTTCGTGTCGATGAATGGTCGTGCGATGTCGGCGTCGCGTTTGACGACACGATGTTGAATCCGGCACAGGTTGCCGATATTGTCGGTGTCACTGGTGCTCAGATTGGCCTGTGCGATTGGCGTCCCAAGTTTGGGCGGTTCACAGCAGCGATGCTGTAAATTGCATGGCATGGCAAGGCCCGGCGGGGTTTGGTGCGGTCAGGCGGGGCGGGGTGCGGCGGGGTAGGGTGAGGCGTGGCAGGGCTTTCGCCGCTGGTGAGTCACCGCCGGCGGCGAAATGCAATTATTCCCACACCGAGGTGAGGTATGGCAAGGCAAGGTCTGGTCAGGTGCGGTGCGGCT